AGAAAAAAACCACCGGGCCGCGGGGGCCCGCCTATGACACGGCCCCGGTATCGTCCCGGCAGCCGGCACCTGAACCGCAGGCCCAGGATTTTGACCCGGACACAGGAGAGATTTATCAGCAGCCCGGGAAACCAATTGATTTGAGAGCAACCAATTAATCACACATAGAAAAGGAGAACACACATGGAAAACTTAAAAGAAGCATTACAGTACGTAGTAGGCCTGGGAAATAAGGCTGAAAAAACAGAGGTTGTGGAGATTTGCGGAAAAACTTATGCGAACCGGAACCTGACCCGCTACGACTGCACGGACAAGGCAAGGGCAATTACCGCCGCCACTCTGTCGTCTCTCGTGGACTATATAAGCGACTGCAACAATGAATTTCCTGATAACCGAAAGATGCTGATTCACATCGTAAGTCCTACTGAGGTCCGCTTGATGTCCGCTCTGGATGCCGAGAGAGAGCGTGAGACATTATTTGTTGTAAATGCGCAGACTTCTGAGTTTCGTTTCGACTACTGGTACGACCAGGAACGCTTTATGATTGAATTGCAGGCCAATTTTCAGAAGAACGGAGACCTGGACTTACTTACGAAGATGGCTGGAAATATTGAAAAGAAGAATGGACAGGCCTATGCAGATGATGGCATTTCTCAGGTGGCAACGATGACAGTTGGCGTGGCAGCTAAGGCAGATGTGATTGTTCCGAATCCGGTGGAGCTGATACCGTACCGTACCTTCCAGGAGGTAGCGCAGCCGGCCAGCAAGTTTGTATTCCGAATTGGCGACAAGGAGGTTCCGGCCTTCAAAATTGTGGAGGCTGAAAATAACATCTGGAAGAATGAGGCCATTGCAAATATTAAGGAATACTTGGCCGAAGCCTTAACTGAAATGCCGGACGAGATTAGTGACCGGATTGTCGTAATAGGGTAACAAGACCTTCTGTGGCAGTTAATATATCACGAAAATAATTGAATGCCACTGATGATACCAGGCCGGGGAATTGACCGCCCCGGCCTCCCTAAAAGGAGCAGGATATGACGAATTTTGAAAAACTGGCGTCCAGCAAGACAGCGATGGCCTACTGGATGATGTGCCCGTATGGAGTAGAAGACGAGATGTGCAAGGATATGTGTCCGAATAGTAACTGTATCGACTGTTGTCTGGAGTGGCTTGATAGGGAGGTGGAACAGGCGGATGGGAAAAGCACAGCGTGAAAAAGGAAAGCGCGGTGAGCGGGAACTGGCTGGAATCCTGCGTGACTATGGATATGATACCCGGAGAGGGCAGCAATTTTGCGGCTCCGATGGTTCTGCTGACGTGGTGGGACTGCCGGGAATCCATATCGAGTGCAAACGAGTTGAAAAGCTGAACCTCCTGGAGGCGATGGAGCAGGCAAAACACGATGCCAGGGCAGGAGAGTTTCCGACAGTCTTCCACCGCAGGGACCGGACAGAATGGCTTGCAACCATGCGCCTGGATGATTGGATTAACCTTTTCCGGGAGTGGGAGGCAGGCCGGGAAGTGGAAGGGTAGGTGATGGCCTACATGAATTATATTTCAGCAATCAATTCTTTCTGGGATACGGCCGCACTGAATCCGTTGTCTACAGGGCAGGTATCGCTTTACTTTGCTTTATTGCATGTAAACAATAGGAGCAACTGGACAGAGTGGTTCACAGTGCCGAATCAAGTGCTATCCGTACTGACGGGGTTATCAAGGTCAGGAATACTGAAAGCGAGAAACGAATTGAGGCAGAGAGGGCTGATTGAGTTCCGTGAAAGAGGAACGAAAGCGACTCAGTATAAAATGCTCACTATGTCAGATAGTACGCGAGATAGTACGCAAAAAGGTGTTCAAAACAGTATGCAAGATAGTGTGCAAAATAGTGTGCAAAATAGTAGCACATTAAAAGACATAAACATAAACGAAAATAGAAAGAGTATATCTAACGATATACCAGAAAAAACGGATTCTTCTGAGCAGTACACCACGATTCAGGATTTATACAATTCTGTTTGCGGGTCGTATCCCCGCCTGGTGAAATTATCAGAAGCCCGAAAAAAAGCGATCCGCGCAAGGCTTAATACCGGGTATACCGTAAATGACTTCCGACGGCTGTTTGAAACGGCGGAGAGAAGTGATTTCCTGAAAGGGAAAAACAACCGGAACTGGAGAGCGACCTTTGATTGGCTGATTAGTGATGCCAATATGGCAAAGGTGCTTGATGGGAATTACGAAAACAGAAAAAAGGAGGCGGAGCCTGATGCTACAGAAGGGCGATCAGCAACAGATTACTATCGGCAGTATATGCACCACAGCGACGGTGAAACAGGTGGAGACGTTCCAGACTAACGGAGCATCAGGTGCCTTTGTAACCTTTGACGTTCCCGGATACGGAGAGACGCAGCCGTTTTGGTATGACGAAAAGACAAGCTATGCCCAGATGCGTCGAAGTCGAAGTGGGATGCCCAAAGAATATACATACAAGCGTGGCAAAGATTTTAACTGGGACTATTACCGGGATGATACCAACCCGCAAAAAAATATTGCCAATGCCTTTATTTCCCGTTACGAAGAATTTAGACGTTCTGGTCGTGGCTTGTATATCTACTCAGCTACAAAGGGGAGCGGGAAAACCTTACTCGCCTGTTGTTTGGCGAATGAAGTGATGGAACGTTATAACGCGGTGGTGAAATTTGTCCAGGTGTTAGATTACATCGACTTGATAAAGCGAAAGGATGAAGACGCGGACATGGAGCGTCATAGCTTGAAACGCTGTGGTCTGCTGATTCTGGATGACGTCGGGGTTCAGACGGAAAAGCAGGAATGGATAAACAATGCAATATTTTCACTGATTGACGAGCGCTACCGGAATTTGCTGCCAACGCTGTATACCTCCAACGTGCCGATTGAAAAAGCTTCTGGCGATGATCGCATTCAGAGCCGGATTTATGGGACAAGCATTCCCATGCTGCTACCGGAAATATCGGTGCGGGACCAACTGGCTGATAAATACCGTGATGAATTTTTAAGAACCGTGCTTAACTGATGGGAGGAGAAGATGGAAAAAGAGGGGAGAATGATGGAATTGGAATCAATTCCAATCAAGACAGAGAACAAGCAGGCAGAATGGTATCAACATCTAGATTTTGGCGATGTTAAAGCGTTTATCCGAAGTAATATTGCCGCCGCTTCTCGAAGCTTTATTGCTATCGGATATTATCTCAAATATGCCCGAGATAAACAGCTTTATGAAGAGGACGGCCACGCCAGCATCTGGGACTTCGCCCGGGAGGAATACGGAATCAGTAAATCAACCGCTAGTCGGTACATGACCATAAATGACCGGTTTTCGAAGGGAGGAAACAGCCCGATTGTTGCAGAGGAGTTTAAAGCGTACGGAAAAAGCCAGTTACAGGAAATGCTGTATCTGAATGATGAGCAACTGGATCAGGTGACCCCGGATACCCAGGTCAAGCAGATCCGGGAGATTCGGCAGCCAGTTCGGGAAGTTCCCTACTTTGAACTGCCCGGCCAGCTGAGCATTGATGACTTTCCTGATGTAATGCCGGAGCCGGCAGAATATCAAGTGCAGCCGGCGGCCAGTACCGGAAGCACGATTTTGTCAGTGAAAGACTTTGAAGCAAATGAGGAAGGCATTGCGATATCGCAACAGGAGGAGATTCAGTGGAACCTGGAACCGGCCGATGAAACCCGAACTGAATACTGTAATGCAGCAGCCCGGTATTTCATTCAGGTGTTTCATGACTGGATGCGGGAAGACTGCGAAAAACGCGTGATGCAAATATCCGAATCCGAAAAACAGTTCAAAGTTCAATTCCGAAAAAACAGCAACACAAGCTGGTACTTCAAGGATCCATTGAATGGGAGAGCGGCTCATGTCAATCTGTTTGATGATTTTATACAATTTTTCAGCGGAACGAACGAATGGGTTGGAGAGTGTGAGTGGTTTTTTCTTTGCCGAGCAGTACAGGTGATGTGGAACGAGATTGCCCTGGAAGAAGTGCAGAACCTTCGCAGCGGAACCGAACCAGAACCAGAAATAGCCATGCCAGAATCGGTATCAGATGAGATTGCAGTGGATGCCAATACCTGCCCGCCTGACAACTGGAACCTTGGAGATTTGCCGCAGGTGAACCGGATTGTGATGGCTGAGATGAGCAGCATTCCGTCCGACGAAACAATTAAGAAATACATACAGGTGCTGGCTCGACAAGAAGGTGGATTTATCGCTCTTATCAGATTGGCAAACCAGGTCCGGAAGGCATTGGAGGAATGGGCGGAAGGCGACAGCAGTATTCCTTGTCTGACATCTGCAGGATATAGGACAAGAATATATTGCTTGGAAGATGTGGAGAAGGAGATTTTAGGCTATAAAAGTTTCTTGGAATATTGTAATGGTTATAACTCGAAAAATTCTGCTGAATCAGCCATAAAAATAACGACTCTTAGATTAGATGCTATGTTGGCCTTAAAAGCAGAGATGGAGGTATATGGTGAAGAAAAGTAATTGCCTGAGAACACATTATCCTGAATCTATTTGCATGGCAGAAAAAATTGTGTTTTTTCACGGGACCAGATTTCGGATTGCCTTAAGTGTCCATGAGTTTTACTGCCATAAGTGTAACAAGGTACGACGCTTATGGTTTATCAACAGATATTGAAGATTTATAGGAGGGAGAATGGACGAATACATAAAACAACTACAGTGGGAGCGGGACGTGGCAATACAACAGCTGGAAGAGATTGGATGCGTACTTGGGGAAGATATGAGTTTCATCAAAAAAGCCGTAGACAGAATGAAACCGAAACGAGTTAAGGATCGAAAAATCATGAGAGATTTCAACGGTAAGCCGTATTCATTTAAAGGGGACTGCCCTGTATGCGGAGCTGTCGAGATTCTGTCGGTTAATACTGATTTCTGTCATGCTTGCGGACAAAAACTTGACTGGAGTTCATCTAATCCAGGAGATGGGATGTAATATTGAGATTTTGTGGAGGTGCGAAATGCTTGAGGTAAGAGGAATGTGCATGTCTGGTTTAGATGCGATAGATTTTATGGAGCGTTTGGCAGATGTGTTCGATGATGAGACAAAAACAGATGAATTTTGCGATGAATACGAAAAAGCACTGAACAGATTTAGGTATGAAGTAAAAAAATCAGTACCGATAAAGCCAAAGACAATAAAGGTTAGATTTACCAGCTACAGTTGTGGAAATTGTGGATTTGTAGCAGATCCGGTATACAAATATTGCCCCAACTGCGGAAGGAAAATCGATTGGAATAATTGACATTTAGCAGAGCAAAGAGGGAGGGATTGCAACGAGTAAATCAGATTACATAAAAGTGGCAGAGCAGCGGCGCCGGCGGGCATCCGTCCAGGACTACATCCTGAAGGGACCTCGGCCGGCGACCTGGTCGGCGGTGATGCCGGCGTATTGTTACACGGAGTTATGTCCGGTGATGGAATTGCGGGACAAGCCAGAGGATAAATCAAGAGGAGGTGATGCCAGTGGACAAGGAGATTCTGACCCAGTATATAGACGCCTGTGAGTTAATCAAGGAGACAGAGCGAGAGATTCAAAAGTTGAGGCAACGGCGCAAGGTAATTCTTCAGGATTCCGTCAAAGGCTCCATGCATGAGTTCCCGTATGCGGCTCAGAGTTACCACATAGAGGGGCTGGCATATGCAACGGTGAGAACACCGAGCCTGCTGGATGACGAAGAAGAGCTATTGGAGGAACGAAGGGCAGCTGCAGCGGAGATTAAGGTACAGGTCGAGGCGTGGTTGAATACGGTTCCGCAGCGGTTGCAGAGAATTATTCGGATGAAGTTCTTCGAAGAATTGACGTGGGGAGAGGTAGCTGTAAGGATGGGGCGCAAGGCGACGTCGGATAGTGTAAGAATGGAATTTACAAATTTTATGAAAACACCTTAAAGTTATTTCGTTTATTTCACAAATTTCGTTCTACGACTGTTATAGTGTACTATGAAGCCAAAGGCCTTAAAGCCAGCGGCTCTCCTCCATCGGATAACGGCTACCAGTGTGTAACAGCCTGGTGGCCGATTAGAAGCCGACGTTCTTACCGCTTTCTTCACGGCTTCACAAATCGGATAGAAAACGGCGGTTAGGTGACACGAAAGGTCCCTTGGTCGATATCATACCAGCTGGCTGCTGTGCGGCCCGAAAGATATCCGCTTATCCAGCCGCGAAGTGAGCTGGTGCATACCGGGGACGACCCGGTAATGTGTGGAGCATCCCACCAATGGCAGGTGGACAGGGTAGCGCCCTGGGTTCCGGTTCGATTCCGGATGCGCCGCTTGTATCTGGTTTTATCTCCCAAAGACATTTCCAGATACGGATTAGGCACTTGGCTTATGGCTGAGTGCCTTTTTCTATTCCTTTTTGGTATTTGAACAATTAGAACATATGTTCTATACTGATTATACAAAATAGGCGTCAATAATATGGGAAGAATTTCCAGAAAGGATGTGGTATAATGTAAAAAAATGTCGATGGGAGAGAAGCACAATGCCGTCTATTGGTTTGTCTATTTATTCACTGAGGGTTTTAAGATTCCGTGGAGAAGATGCTGAGTTACATAATTTGAAGGATGGAAAAAGTCTGTTTGATTTTGCAAAAGAGTTTATCGAAAACAATATGGAAAATTATGTTGATGAAGAAGGCAACGAAAATATATTTGCATTTTCAGATTGGGATATACGTACAATAATTGACCAAAATAGCAATAAGCTTTATACTCTACTTTATGGTAGAATTAAATCGGGCAGTTATGGCTCGGAGGGTGAACTTGTGGACAAGGAAACAGGAAAAGTAACGCACAAGATTACATCGAAGGAGGCTCCAGTTCTTCCGTTCAGCTTTTGTATTTCGGTTGCTGATTGTGAGAAAGATGACGGAGTAACAACTGCCATAGCTATTTTTCAGAATATCGGAGGAAACGGAGTTAAGACTATTTTCGAAGAACACTTCAAGGCGTTTTTAAAAAAGCAAGATATAGGTTTAACACTAAGTTTAGGTGCTTTATATCCAAAGGAGTTTATAAAAGCATATATGCGAGAGGGGAAACTGGCTAAAATAAATATGATTCAATATGCTATTCCAGATGACATCGCAGATCGTGTAGGAATGAACCGGGGTGTTAAGAGAGCAAAGCAAATACTGACAATTATGAATCCTGTAGGATTTCTGAGCAGAAATGAGTATAAAATTCATGAATGCATGCAAGGGAAAAGGGCATATGATAAAATAATAGAATTTCCAGATTTTGACTATGATGATTTGAAATTTGTTTTTAGTATAGCTGGGAAAAATAGAACTGTTAGTATGAAGAATATTGACAAAACCGTTGTCGTGAAAGATATTACAGAAATTGTATCAAAGATAGGCGGGAATCCAGAAAAAGAATCAATCATTGTATTGTTTGAAGAGTATTCACGGGAATATCTTTCTGATATGGGACTTATAACGCTTCAAGAAAACATGGAATATAAAATGATGGTGAAGGAAAATAATTCGAATAAAGAGGTGAAAGCAAATGAAACTATTATTGAGGGGGGTGAGTGATCCCACTATTTGGATTTTACTATGTTTTCTAGTGCTTTTTATCTCAAAAGTAATTTTTAAATCGAATTACTTTAATATAACTAATATTATTGTTAACCATGTAGATGCATTTAGAAATGAAAAGGATAATAAATTTAATAAACCTCAATTTGTAATAGCCTTTATTGTGCCTGTTTTTTTTGCGGGAGCTTTTGCAAAGATTAGAATAGTAGATGAAGACACTATAAATATTCTTACATTAATAATTTCTGTTTTAACTTCAATGTTCTTTACTTTATTAGCGATAGTGATAGATATTAAAGCAAGATGGAAAGAGAATAAAGGAAATAAAAGCTCTTCTGAAATGAGCGTAATAGGGAGAATATTGCAGACGGTTTATTATGCGGTCATGTTTGAGATATTACTTTCTATAATACTACTCATATTGTGTTTTGTAGCAGTATTTACTGCAAAATTTTCATTTCTGCAAAGCATTTTGATATATTGGTTTTCAAATATGCTTATAATGAATTTGTTTATGGTGTTAAAAAGGATATTTATAGTGATAGATAGAACATTAAAGTAGATATATTATAGCTAGAACCAGGAGCCACCCACCCGTGGCTCTTTTTCTATACCCAAAAGGAGGTGAGCCTGATGGCAAAATATGAATATTGGATAACGCCGGAAGGCTTGCTGAAGCTGGAGGCCTGGGCGCGGGATGGTCTGACCGATGAGCAAATCGCCGCGAATGCCGGAATAGCCACGGCCACGCTGTATGACTGGAAAAAGCGGTATCCAGAGGTTTCAGAGGCCCTAAAAAAGGGCAAAGAGGTTGTTGACATACAGGTCGAGAACGCTCTCCTGAAACGGGCGCTGGGTTATACCTATACCGAAACCAAAAAGGAAAGGACAGCCGAAGGAGTAAGAACCACTACAACAATCAAAGAAGTAGTTCCGGACACTACAGCGCAGATCTTCTGGCTGAAGAACCGGCGTCCGGACCGATGGCGAGACAAACAAGACATTGAGCACAGTGGACAGATAGGAGGGGTGACCATTGTTAATGACATCCCCAAACCAGACACAAGTTAAGTTATCTGGCCTGATAGCTCCATCCTTCTATGGCCTACACTGGGATATTCTTGAGCATAGGCATACACATTACAAACTTGCTGGCGGGCGTGGATCCACAAAATCGTCATTTGTCAGCCTGGAAATCATCTTAGGGATGATGCAGGATCCGCAGGCTAATGCGATTGCAATGCGCAAGGTGGGCCGTTTCCTGGATGAGTCAGTCTTCCAGCAGCTTATCTGGGCAATTAATGTTCTGGGGGTGGATAGTAAGTGGAAGATACGCTATTCCCCATTGGGACTGACTTATACACCTTTTGGCAACAGAATTATCTTCCGTGGAGCAGATGACCCACAGAAAATCAAATCAGTGAAGCTGGCAAACGGCTATTTTAAGTACATCTGGTTCGAGGAGCGCGCGGAATTTGATGGAGAGGAGGAAGAACGAACAATACTCCAGTCGCTGATGCGTGGTGGTTCGGAGTATTTTGTTTTTTATTCTTGGAACCCGCCGAAGTCCATGAACAATTGGGTAAATCAGGATATCCTCCAGAGCCGGGACGATACCGTTGTTCATCATAGCGATTACAGGACGGTTCCGCCAGAGTGGTTAGGTGAACAGTTCTTCGTTGAGGCAGAATCGCTCAAAGAGACAAAGCCAAAGGCCTATGAGCATGAATATCTTGGAATTGCCACAGGGACCGGCGGTCAGGTATTTGAAAATGTGACAGTCAGACCCATCACAGAGGAAGAAATGGCACGGTTTGACCGGATTTATCAGGGGTTGGATTTTGGTTTCGGCGCTGATCCGGCAGCATATGAAAAAATGCATTATGACAGGACGCGGAAGCGTCTTTTCCTGTTTGGCGAAGTGTACGGAACTCGGATGGGGAATACCCGGCTGGCTGGAAAGATCCGGTCGTACAATCCACTCAATAGAGTGGTGACAGCGGACAGTGAGGATCCGCGGGCAATAGACGCCCTGAATGAGCTGGGACTTCGAGTCGTGGGTGCCAGGAAGGGGCCGGGGTCCGTGGACTTTGGCATGGAGTTTCTGGCTGACGAGGTAAATGAAATTATTATAGACCAGCAGCGCTGCCCGAATGCGGCCAGGGAGTTCACCGGATATGAGTTGGAGCAGGACAAGAACGGCAACTTTAAAGGTAGCTATCCGGACAAGAACAATCATACCATTGATGCGGTCCGGTATGCGCTGGAGGATGTGATGACAAGCCGGAAGGCTAAGGTCAGGAAGAAATCTGACTATGGATTACATTAGGAGGTGATAAGACATGTACATATACACATTGCCCCGGGAGAACTGGGACGAGACAAACCCGGATAAGCAGGCAATCCGTACGCTGATTGAGAAGCATCGCCGGGAGTCTGCCAGATTAAAAAAGCTTATGAAATACTACGAGGGGCAGCACAAGATATTGACTGAGAGCCGAAAAACAAAGCTGGTCTGCAATCATGCGAAGGATATCAGTGACACGGCCAGCGCCTACTTTATCGGCAATCCGATCTCATACAATGGAGACGGAGATATAACGCCGCTCACTGATGCCCTTGAGACGGCCGGAGCCGATGAAGCTGATGGAGACAACGGCCTGGATTTGTCTGTGTATGGCAGGAGTTATGAGTACATCTATCCGATGGAGGGAGAGACGGATTTAACCATCAAGAATCTGTCTCCGGAAAATACCTTTGTGGTTTACGATGACACGATAGAACAACGGGAACTGTTCGCGGTTTATTACTATGCGAAGAAAGATGACTCTGACAGAAAAAGAACCATCTATGTAGCCACCGTACTGACAGAGCATTATAAATGGGTGCTGAACATTGAAAATATCGATGGCCCGCAGGCATTGCTTGAGGATCCGGCACTACACTATTTTGATGAAGTCCCAGTGATAGAATACTTAAACAACAAGCTTGCAATCGGAGATTTTGAGCTGCAAATCCCGCTGATTGATGCTTACAACGCGCTGATGAGCGACCGTATCACGGATAAGGAGCAGTTTATTGATGCAATTCTGGCAATTTACGGAGCCATGCTGGGCGACCCGGATGCGAAGGACGAAGAGGGGAAGACAGCGAAGGAGAGAGTAAAGGACGACAAACTCCTGGAACTTCCGAAGGATTCAAAAGCGGAATACCTGACTCGAACCTTTGATGAATCCGGTGTGGAAATCTTGAAGAAAGCCATTGAGCAGGATATTCATAAGTTCTCCCACATACCCTGCATGACAGACGAGAGCTTTGGTGGCAACGTCAGCGGAGTGGCTATGGAGTTTAAGCTCCTTGGCATGGAGAACATCACGAAAATTAAGACCCGGTATTACAAACGGGGGCTGCGGAAACGCCTGAGACTGTTCGCGGCCTGGCTGGCAAAGAGTAAATCTGTCCAGGTTGATGTGTCCGGCATCACACCGACATTTTCTCGGGCAATGCCGAAGAATCTGCTGGAGATTAGCCAGATTGTAAGCAATCTCTGGGGGAAAATCAGCAAGAAGACGCTGTTGTCACAGGTGCCGTTTGTAGGGAACGTAGATGATGAGGTAGCAGCCGTTGAAACAGAGGCGCAGGAAGCGGCGAAACAGCAGATGGAGCTATTCGGCCTGGGAAGTAATACCCCTCCGGAAGATGAGGATGAATAAATGAGTAGCCTGTCATATTGGGAGAAGCGTAAAGCCCAGGAAATGTTCCAATACATGGCAAAGGCAGAGGATACCGCCGACGAGATAGCAAAGCTTTATCAAAAATCATCTGGCTATCTTAGTGCTGAGTTGGATAAGATATTCGAGCGGTATAAGCGTAAACATCATCTGACCGATAAAGAGGCATATAGGCTGCTTAATAGCTTACATGATAAAACCTCCCTTGACGAGTTAAAAGCGGCGCTGTGGGCCGGCGACGGCGTTCAGAAGGATATTCTGGCAGAGTTGGAGGGTCCAGCGTATCAAGCACGACTGGAACGGCTCCAGCAGCTACAGAATCAACTTGACCTGACCATGCAAAATGTCTATCAGCAGGAGAAAACGAAGAATACCAGTCATTACGTGGACCTGGCCAATGAGGCATACTATAGGTCCATTTTTGATATTCAGAAACAGATCGGTCTGGGCTTTTCTTTTGCCTCCATTGACCAAAAGGCTATTGATAAAGTGATAAACAGTAAATGGTCCGGCGCCAATTACTCCTCCCGCATCTGGAACAATACACGAGCCTTAGCACAGGACTTAAAAGAGGAGCTGCTTATCAACCTGGTTACTGGCCGGACTGATCGGGAGGTGGCGGAAATTATCGCCAACAAATTTGCCCAGGGGGCCAGTAACGCCAGACGCCTTGTTCGGACGGAATCCTGTAACCTGGCCAACCAGATGGAGATGCAGTCCTATGAGGAGTGCGGGATTGAGACATATATCTATGTGGCAACACTGGACCTTAAGACATCAACCGTATGCCGGGAACTGGACGGAAAGCGTTTCCCGGTATCCGAACAGCATCCGGGGAAAAACTGCCCTCCCATGCATCCCTGGTGCCGGTCAACGACGATTTGTGACATATCGGATGCTGAGTTGGCACAGATGGAACGCCGGGCACGAGATCCTGTGACGGGAAAGACAAACACGGTACCGGCCAATATGACCTATGAGCAATGGTATGCCAAGAACGTCAGAGGACGACCGAAGGCGGAGGTCAATGAGAAGATGATTCGGAACCGTTCATCCGACCGCAGGCAGTATGAAAAGTATAGGAAAGTTTTAGGCAGGAATGCCCCTGAAACGCTGGATTCCTTCCAGAAAATGAAGTATACTGATGGTGAGAAGTGGGAATACATAAAGAGCCTGAAGGATTATCTGGAAAAATATCCGACAAGTGACAAGCGATATTACGATATTGGGGAAGAATTGAAACGGTTAGGATTAACAAAGGCAGTAGTTCTCCCGCCTGTTCAGAAACAGGCATATATTTTACCAGAAGGCAAACACGATCCCTATCACATTATGCATCGAATGGTCGAAAGACATATTACAGACGATGAGATTCGAGGTTACATGAACCAGGCAGAGATTATGATGGTTCAGTGGGGCGGAAGGCGTCAGGTTTTTTATGGTCACGACGGGGTTTGTGTTATTACAAAGTCAGGAGATGATTGGATATACAAGACAGCGTGGAAAAAGGAAGACTTTGACAGTGACACAGGAAAGATTTTGGAGGTGATGAAGAAATATGTCAAATAACAATCTGGATTATGAAGCAGATCATTACTGTCCAGTTTACAAAAAAGTGATTTGTGCGGACCTGTGTTACGATTCCATGATGTGTCTGCATCGTTTCTTTAAGATATCATCTACGAAAGAACTGGCAGAACTGGAAGATATTGAGTATGCCAGGGAAATATGCAGGAAATGTCCGTATAGTGAAGGGTGATACCATCAGTCGAAATGGCTGGTGGTATTTTATTTGTTGTGATATCGCAACAGGAAGGAGGATATTGTGCTGGAGATATGTGGAGCAATTATTTTTGTTGCTGTCCTTGCAAACTTGACGAGGATTTTAATTAAGGCAATGGAGCTTGCCTATCTGCGTGAAAAGAATGAGCGTGAGGGAAAATATGTAAACTGAGGGGATGGGCCAATTCTCTCCCTTTGAGGCGCCGGGTAATGCGTCTTATTTTTATGTCCGGAATGACGAAAAACTAGGGCAACAGTCTGGGCGAAGAACGGGCTGGGGCAGAAAGGAAAAGACATGAAAAAGAAATACTTTTATCGGGAATCAATCCCAATGAATCTCCAGCTTTTTGCGGAACCGGGGCCAGAACCGGCTCCTGCACCAGAACCGACACCAGAGCCAACACTGGAACCCAAACCGGAGCCTGCCCCGCAGAGTTTTGACGATATCCTGAAGAACAAGGATTATCAGGCGGAGTTTGACCGCCGGGTGCAGAAAGCCCTTGGAACGGCTAAAGAAAAGTGGGAACTCCTGATGGATGACAAGCTGTCGGAGGCTGATAAACTGGCAAAAATGAATAAAGAGGAGAAGGCGCAGTATCTGCATCAGAAAAAAGAAAAGGAACTGGCTGACAAAGAGGCGGCGATTACCCGCCGGGAGTTGATGGCCGAGGCAAAGAACACGCTGGCCGAAAAGAAGCTGCCTGTGGGACTGGCTGAGGTACTGAATTACGCTGATGCAGATTCCTGCAGCAAATCCATTGACGCGGTAGAAAAGGCCTTCCAGGAGGCAGTCCAGGCCGCGGTGGAAGAGAAACTGAAAGGCGGCACGCCGCCAAAGAAAGCGCCGTCAGAAGATGGTAAGGACCTTGCAAAACAGGTTGAAGACCTGATGATGGGAACATAAGAAAGGATGGTAAGAAAATATGGCTATTAACACATTAGCAACAGCAACGCTTTTTCAGAACACGCTGGATAAGGTCGCAATTAAAGAGGCGGTCACAGGTTGGATGGATGCCAATGCTGGCCAGGTTATTTATAATGGAGGCGCTGAGGTGAAAATCCCGAAGATGTCCGTTCAGGGCCTTGGGGACTATGACCGGGACAATGGATACCAGCAGGGCGGCGTTACCCTGGAATACGAGACCCGTAAAATGACGCAGGATAGAGGCCGTAAGTTCCAGCTTGACCCCATCGATATCAACGAGAACAACTTCGTCACCACTGCGGCGGCCGTCATGGGTGAGTTCCAGCGCATGTTTGTAGTGCCGGAGATTGATGCGTATCGCATTAGCAAGATTGCAGCAGAGACGATCGCGGCGAAGAAGGCCGGAATGGTATCCTATGGATATACACCGGGAGCGACTGGGACTTCGGCCCTCCGGAAAATCAAGGAAGGAATTAAGGCAATCCGTGAACTGTATAACGGTCCGCTGGTTATCCATGCCACGCCGGACATGATCATGGATCTGGAGATGGAACTGTCCGGAAAGATTACGAATACCACATTCTCAAAGGGGGGCATTGATACTGCCGTTCCTTCTGTTGATGGTGTACCGATTATCTCCACACCTTCTAACCGCATGTACACAGCAATTACTATTTATGACGGTAAGACTTCTGGTCAGGAGCAGGGCGGCTATGTGAAGGGAACCACGGCGAAGGATATCAACTTCTTCGTCTGCCCTCGGACTACCCCGATTGCAGTTACTAAGCAGGATATCATGAGAATATTTGACCCAACCATCAACCAGAAGTTGAATGCCTGGCAGATGGATTACCGCCGGTTCCATGATATCTGGGTACTGGACAACAAGCTTGACAGCATTTACTTGAATATCAAAGATGCGGCGCCGTCTGCATAAGGAGGTAACGGATGAGGTTGATAAAGGACAATGTAGAGCGGATTGTAGAGAGCGAAGCGCAAATCCGTAAGCTGGAGACGGCGGGGTATGTGCCTTTGGGAGAGGCTGGAAGTGAAGCGAAAGAGGAGGTAAAACCGGAACTGGAAAAGCTGAAGGCCGATGAATTAAAAGCCCTGGCGAAAGAAAAGGGTATTGAAGGTGCTGCTTCGCTGACAAAGGACGAATTACTGGCAGTCTTAAAGGATGTGGTCTAATTGATGACAGAACTTGAAAAATTGAAATTGATGACAGGAGGGAGCAATGAAAATCTGCTCTCTCTTTTGTTGTCAGATGCGACAGAGTTTGTATTATCATATACCAACCGGACGGAGCTGCCGCCTGCCTTAAGCAGGACTGTCCGAGAATTGGCTGTCATCGCCTACAACCGGATGGGTACTGAAGGGGAGAGCAGCCGGAGCGGCGCCGGGGAAAGCTATAGCTTTGATACAGCTCCGAAACAGATTTACGACGTATTAGACCAGTATCGACTGATAAGGGTAGGAGGGCGTGCCTATGAGGTTAAAACAGAGCAGGTTGAAACAGTATTTCCATCGCCAGGCAGCCCCGAAGAAAGATAAGGAAGGCAGCTCCTATGTGGAGTTTGGTTCGGCAATGCCTTTCCAGGCCGAGGAATGGCCGGCCGGCGGGAAGGTGCAGACAGAGATGTATGGGCTGCGGCTGCCGGGCATCCGGAATCTGAGAATGGGAGGGAATTATACGGAAGTTTCGGCAGGCGGGCGCCGAGTCGGATATCAGATAGAGGGAGGACCGCTCTTTTGCGCTGGTGATGGGATTTGTCTGTTTGTCTCTCCGGATTCGGAGCCGGATTATAAAATCATTGCGATTTATCCTCATCGTTTTTTGACACTGGAGGTGGAAAAATTGTGAGTAAAGTGGACGGAATAGGAAGTTTGTTGGAAAAACTGGATCGTCTCGGCATATCGGCGGAGGAAGGCTTGTCAAAGGCCATCGGGAAGCAGACAAAGAAAGTACAGGCCACGGCAAAACTGCTATGTAGCGTCAATCAGGGGGAACTGAGAAACAACATTAAAACCAGCGTCGAGACAGAAGCCGGCCGCGTAATAGGAACGGTTTATACGAATAAGAAACATGCAGCCTATGTGGAGTTCGGAACTGGCCCTGTGGGAGAGCAGAACCATGCGGGAATATCCCCGGAGATAACGCCCGCATACAGCCAGAACCCCTGGTGGATTCACGAAAGCATGATTGATAAAAAGGACGCGGAACAGTATCACTTTTTTAAAATCGAGACCGAGAACGGCACCTTCTACCAGACCCACGGGCAGCCGGCACAGCCCTTCTTATATCCGGCTCTGAAATCAAACGAGAAGAACATCCGGAGCAGCGTCGAGGAAGAATTGCAAAAGCAAATCAGAAAGGTAACAAAGAATGGTTAATGTAAAGGATGAAGTATATCGAGCCCTAATAGCGGTATTTGAGAATGTCTCCGATGCTTATCCGAGAGACTGGGGAACGCTCCCTGCGGTTCAGTACGCAGAGGAGGAAAACAAGGTGGTCGAGTACACGGACATGAAGGAGCAGAAGGCCTATGTCCGATATCGGGTTGACATCTGGGACGGCCGCAGCACATCGGAGGCTGCCGTGAAAGCGGATAAGGCAGTATCGGCCTTGGGACTTTTACGGACCCAGTGCATGGATGTGGACGACCCGAGCGGCCACAAGCACAAGCAGCTGCGTTATGAGATGGTGATTGACGTGGAGACCAGACAAGTCTACCACAGCATGTAAGAAAGGAGCGATTGAATGTTAGCGAATGGAGCAAAACTGGGATATAAGAAATCCGGTGGAAGCAGTTATACAGACCTCCCGGGGTTGAAGGAAATCCCGGAAATGGGCATTGAGCCGGAGAAGGTAGAGAACACCTGCCTGACGGATAAGAATAAGCAGTATGAGAACGGAATCGGCGACGCCGGCGAGATGACATACAAGTTTAAGTATGACAACACATCCGCAAACAGTCCTTACCGGGTGATGCGAAAGGCACAGGAGAGCGGCGAGGTGCTGTCTTTTCAGGAGACTTTGATTGATGGAACGAAAACGGAGTATGACGCCCAGGTATCTGTAAAACGTACCGGCGGCGGAGTAAATGGAGTTATTGAGTTTAATCTGACTATGTCGGTACAGAGTGACATTATTGTAGCAGACCCGACATCAGCAAGTGTATAAGGAGAAAAAAACAATGGGAACATTTGGAATGGACGAGGAACTGAATGCCGAGAAGGAAAAGGCGGAAGAAAAAATCGTAATGATGCCGGAAAAGAAGAGAAAGCCGTTTGCCTATTGGAATGTGGGAGAACGGGAATACCGTCTGAAGCTGACAACCGAACAGATTTGTAAACTGGAGGAGAAGTATCGCTGTAATCTGCTGACACTGCTGCTGCAGAGCAGCGGCGGCATGCCGGCTCTGGGGATTATGCTGACGGTTCTTCAGGCGGCTATGACGCCCTGGGAACATGGAATAAAGTATAAGGATGTTCAGTCTGCATTTGATAAATATGTGGAGGATGGCGGTACGCAGCTTACACTTTTTTCTGACGTTATCATGCAGATTCTGATGGTGAGCGGTTTTTTTACGGAGAATCAGCGGGAGGATCTGACAGAGAAGATGGAGGACGTCAAGGAGCTTATGTAACGTTTTCGGATTTGATAGGCGACCTCTATTCGGCGGCTTTGGATGCGGGGATTATACCAGAAGTCTTCTGGACGTGTTCCCTGAGCGAGGTAAGGGACCGGCTGGAGAGTGTCCACCGGGTAAAAGTACAGGAGGCAAGGGAACGGGTATCCATCTGTTACGAACTGGCCGGATTGATTGGAATTTACGTAAGCAAGCTGTTTGATGATAAGGAGGGGGTCAAGATACCGCATCCCTGGGATTCTTATCCAGAGCTTTTTAAGCAAGAAAAAGAGAGTTATGAGACAGCACAGAAGGCAGAACTGGTTGAATCGGCCAGGGAAGCCAGGTATGCCTATGCAAAGCGGCATAATCAGCTACGGAGAGACGCAGGGAACATAGAAGGAGGTGACGGGACACGGAAGGAATGACGCTGGAAAAGCTCCAGGTAATTATAGAGGCATACACAAAACCATACCGGGATGAGCTTGATAAAGTAAAGAGGATGACTTCGCAGACGACCTCTCATGTGGAGCGCCAGACGGCCCGGATGTCGAACTCCTTTAAGAGGATGGCAAAAACAGTTGCGTCGGTACTGAGTGTCGGCGCGATTGTTGCATTTGGGAAATCCTGTACCGAGCTTGGATCCGACCTGGCGGAAGTGCAAAACGTCGTGGACGTCACTTTTGGGGAAATGTCGGCCAGTGTGGACGCATTTGCGAAAGATGCCATTACCCAGTTCGGGCTGTCGGAAACGATGGCGAAGAAATACATGGGAACTTACGGTGCGATGGCGAAGGCATTCGGAATTACAGGGCATGCCGGGCTTGAGATGTCAAAAACCATAACCGGACTAACAGGAGATGTGGCCTCTTTCTACAATTTGTCGCAGGATGAAGCATACACGAAGCTGAAAAGTATCTTTACGGGCGAGACAGAAAGCTTAAAGGATTTAGGCGTTGTAATGACGCAGACAGCCCTTGACCAGTACGCCTTAAATAACGGCTTTGGAAAGACCACGGCGAAGATGACGGAGCAGGAAAAGGTGATGCTGCGTTATCAGTTTGTCATGTCCTCTTTGGCGGATGCCTCCGGGGACTTTGCCCGGACGGCTGATTCCTGGGCAAACCAGGTGCGTGTGCTCAAGCTCCAGTTTGACAGCCTGCGGGCTACTATCGGGCAGGGATTAATTAACGCCCTTACTCCTGTGGTCAAGGTAATCAATGAACTGCTGGGCAAAATGCAGACGTTTGCCGGTTACTTCAAGAGCTTCACCGAGGCGTTGTTCGGGAAAAAGTCTGATGGCGGGATATCTGGGGCTGCGGATGCGATGGCCGGGGCGGCTGGATCATCCGGAACGCTGGCAGACAATATGGAAAATGTGGCAGAGTCAGCGAAGAAAGCGACGAAGTCCCTGGCGGCGTTCGATGAATTGAATATTGTGAACCAGAACCCGGCGGCTGCAGATAGTAACGCGGTCGGCGGAGGCACCCTAGACTTCGGCAATATGGGAGGAGAACTGTTTGGTGATGTGACAGTGAACCCGGCAATTGAGGCAGCGGCCCAAAAAATCAAGGAAATGCTGGAAGAGCTGAAAAGAGCCGCGGAGCCGGCCAGGGAAGCACTCAAGCGTCTCTGGGACGAAGGTCTGTCAAGGCTTGGCAACTTTGTCTGGACGGGGTTGAAAGACTTTTGGAACGAATTTTTGAAGCCATTGGGAAACTGGGTGCTGGGAACCGGGATTCCGATGCTGGCAGATGCAGTGAATAACTTCCTGTTGAAAGTGGACTGGCCGACGATAAATGCGGCGCTGAAAGAATTTTGGAAGGCACTGGAACCGTTTGCCGAGGCCGTGGGTACTGGGCTACTGGATTTTTTCCACGATCTGCTGGATATTGGTGCTGATTTTATTAATGCAGTGGTGCCGGGGGCCCTGAATGGGATTGCGGATGCATTAAATAAGATTAGTTCAGAGCAGGCGGAAAAGATAGGATACGGGCTAGGTGCTATTGTTGCAGCGATTTTAGGGTTTAAACTGGCTAGTGGGACGATTAAGAAGATCAAGGCTTTTATCAAATTCATTTCAGGACTGAAAATAGTAGGATTTTTGAAGAATGTTATCGAAATGATATCACTTGTTGCTGGTGGCGCTGGTACACTTGGAGAAGCGTTCGCGCTCTGTTTTCCTAAATTGGCCGCATTTTTTGAGCAAATCAAAAATATAGCTTTGGTCATTGGCTCTGGGAAATGGCTAGGCGGTGCATTTGAAGTTTTTGGAAGTTGGATAGTGGAGCAAATTGATAACTTCATCCGAGAGAACTTTGGGGAAAGCGTTCTAAACGCAATGGGCGAAGGACTGCTTGTTGTAGTCAGCGGAGGTATCGGAGCCATATTCGGAGGCCCCATCGGTGCGCTGATAGGCGCTCTTATTGGAGTCTTTATTGACACATTGCAGGGCGGAGAATGGATTACAAAATTTTGGAATCTGATAGGGGAGAAGATATTCAATTTTGACTTTTCTAATTCCCTGCTTGAAAAGGCCAAAGAATTTTTTAGAGCAGCTTTCGACGCTGATAATTTCTTGGAGTTTGGTTCGAATATAATTGCTGGAATAGCGGCTGGCCTAACTGCCGGAATAGTAGCTTTGGGAGAACCGATTGCTGATTTGTTTGACTGGATAGTTGACGGGATATGTTCCGTTTTCGGAATCCATAGCCCATCAACAGCAATGAAGCCATACGGGCAGTATATCTTGGAGGGAATTATTGTTGGCTTCAAGGAGTGCTTCTCTGAATGGACAGATTTATTAAACGAATGGTATGATTCTCGTATTGCTCCGTGGTTTACTGTAGATAAGTGGATGGGATTATTATCTTCCATTCCCGGAGTATTTAAAGATACATTCAAATCAGCGGCGAATAATGCAATTGACGTACTAAATCGATTTATTGGGTGGATGAACGAGAAATTAAACATCAGTTGGGATGCCTTTGAAATTGCTGGGAAGGAGATAGTCCCGTCTGGAAATGTGCAGTTAATGCGTATACCATCAATTCCTCGCTTTGCAACAGGAGGATTTCCGGAAGACGGTCTGTTTATGGCAAACCATAACGAGTTGGTTGGTCAATTTTCGAATGGAAGAACCGCTGTTGCAAACAATGACCAGATTACATCAGGAATCGCCTCTGCTGTAGAAAAGGGAAATAAAGACCTTATTACTGTCATGATACAGCAAAATGAGTTATTACGCGAAATTGCTGATAAACCCGTCATTGATAAAGGGGATATTACCAATATGGCAATAAAGGGAATAAAGGAGAAAACTAAAATATCCGGGAGAAATCCTGTGCTTGTATAATTACTATTAACTTTTTTCCTCTCATTTGATATACTTATTTTAACGATGGGAGGAAAAAATATGGATGAACTACGTATAGAGTTTGCAGATGGTGATTCAATTATTTATAAATATGGTAACCTTGAACTTCGAGATAAACGTAATTTTGGATATTGCCCATATGAAAAAATTGAGAATTATATGTTGCTTTATTGGGAGGATACCAACGAGGCCGGTATTACTATGGTAATAGGAAATCGTCATATGAAAAAACCACAAATATTCGCGCTTTCATTTGACGATGACTATTGCGATGAATTAAGAAAGCTTTATTCTTTAATGTGTGAAAAATCTATTTGCCTGCTTCAAAAGAGCATTTCGGGAGCAGTCGGATACAAGATTCCATATGAGAAGATTAAAATTGAAAGCAAAAACGAGTTTAAAGGAAATAACAAAGCGACAATAGAGAAAAAAGAGGACAATCAGGCCCATTGTCCCCGTTGCGGTTCAACGTCCCTATCAGCCAATAAGAAAGGCTTCGGCGTAGGGCGGGCTACCGTCGGCACGCTGGCTTTCGGGCTGGTTCCCGGCCTGCTGATAGGCAGCGCTGGTTCGAAGAAGATTGAAGTAACTTGTTTGAAATGCGGAAAGAAATTTAAGGTTTAGAACGAAGCACCGGGAGCAATCCTGGTGCTTTTAACGTGACAAGGAGGTGGCGCCTATGGCGTTTCAAGGATATCTATTACAAATTAATGGACGGACGCTGCCGAACCGTTATATTAAGCTTGACAGTTATCAGTCCACACCAAACCAGCGGCAGGACGCGGATTCCTATGTGGATGCTGTCGGGATGCTTCACCGGAATATTCTTCCCCACAAACGGAGCAAGGTGGAATTTGAGACGATCCGAATGCATCTGGCTGATAAAACAGAGTTCCAGTCGTACTTTGCAAGTAGAGACAAGATGAGCGTAAAGTATTGGAATGATGAACTGAATGCCTACGCGACCGGAACGTTTTATGCGCCGGATATAGCCTTTA